CTTCATGCCTTTCATTAACGAGATGTGGGCAGCGTTTATTCATGGTAAACATCACGAAGTAATGGCTGATGCGTTTGAGAGAGTCGCTAATGGTGATTTAAAGCGTTTAATCATTAACATGCCACCAAGACATACAAAATCAGAATTCGCTTCTTATTTGTTACCTGCTTGGTTTCTAGGTAAGTATCCTGATAAGAAGATTATTCAGACTGCTCACACCGCAGAACTGGCTGTTGGCTTTGGTAGGAAGGTTAGGAACTTAGTTGGCAGTAAAGATTTTAAATCTGTGTTCCCAGATGTTAGCTTGCAATCAGATAGTAAAGCTGCGGGAAGGTGGAATACTAATAAAGGTGGTGAGTATTTTGCTATCGGTGTTGGTGGTGCAGTAACTGGTAAAGGTGCTGACCTACTTATAATAGATGATCCACATTCAGAGCAAGAAGGTGCGAGTGCGGATATCAATGTATTCAATCGTACCTATGAATGGTACACCTCTGGTCCTCGTCAGCGTTTACAGCCTAATGGTTCAATCGTTATGGTAATGACACGCTGGCATAATAAAGATTTAACAGGTCGTGTTGTAGATGCCAGCATAAAACGTGGTGGTGCAGACGAATGGGAAGTAATAGAGCTACCCGCTATCATGCCTTCAGGCAAGCCTTTATGGGCTGAGTTTTGGAAATTAGAAGAGTTAGAAGCTCTTAGATCAGAACTGCCTAATAGTAAATGGATGGCACAATACCAACAAGACCCTACTTCAGAAGAAGGTGCGTTAGTTAAAAGAGAATGGTGGCAGTCTTGGGAAGGCAGGAATCCTCCAGATTGTGAGTTTATTATTCAATCATGGGATACGGCATTCTTAAAAACACAAAGAGCGGATTACTCTGCTTGCACTACTTGGGGAGTTTTCTATAAAGAAGATAAAGATGAAGGGCATTTAGCTCCTAACTTAATTCTATTAGATGCTTACAAAGAACGATTAGAGTTTCCTGATCTTAAAAAAAGAGCAATGGAAAAATATCAAGAATATAAACCTGATGCATTTATTGTAGAAGCTAAAGCAGCAGGTACACCTTTAATATTTGAATTACGACAAATGGGTATTCCAGTACAAGAATACACACCAAGTCGTGGAAATGATAAGATATCAAGAGTTAATGCAGTATCCGATTTATTTGCTTCTGGTGTAGTATGGTCACCAGCAACTCGATGGGCTGAAGAAGTTATCGAAGAGTTTGCTGGATTTCCTAACATGGAACATGACGATTTAGTTGATAGCACTACGCAAGCTCTGTTAAGATTTAGACAAGGTGGCTTTGTTCCTCTTTATACTGATGAAGAAGATGAGCCTTTAGAGCATAACAGAATAGCGGCATACTACTAATGAAAATATTTCAAACATCGTTTTATTCAAAAGAAGGCAAAGAATACGCAGGACCAGATATTCATGCTGAATCAACTGAAAAAGCAAAAAGTACAGCTAAGTTAAATCATTTGGTTTTGCGTGGAGAATTAACTAATGTTCAAGAACTATGTCAAGATTTTGAAGAAGAGCTTCAAGAAATTATAGACAATCTATATATTTCAGAAACTGATAATCGAGTATTACACTAGGATAATATTTTATGGCAATTGAAAGAATGACTGCTACACCTATTGAAGGAACAATAGAGCAAGAACCAGAAGAAGAACTTTCAATAGCAATTGAAAATCCTGAATCTGTTTCAATAAAAACAGAAGATGGCGGCATGATTATTGATTTTGATCCTAATGCAAAAGAACTTGATGAATCTAATTTTGATTCTAATCTTGCTGATGTTCTAGATGAAAATGATTTAGATAACTTAGGCAAAGATTTAATTGAATCTTATACAGGCGATAAAGAATCTAGAGCAGATTGGGAACAAACTTATACACAAGGTTTAGATCAATTAGGTCTGAAGTTTGAAGATCGAACTACCCCGTGGGCTGGTGCTTGTGGTGTATTCCATCCAATGATGAGTGAAGCTGTTATTCGTTTTCAATCTCAAGCAATATCAGAAATGTTTCCAGCACAAGGTCCAGTAAGAACTAAGATTGTTGGTAAGAATACTGAAGAAAAAACTAAACAAGCTGGCAGAGTTCAAGATTATCTTAACTATTTGCTTACACATGAAATGGTAGAGTATCGTACTGAAACAGAAAAAATGTTATTTTCTTTACCATTAGCAGGTTCTGCTTTTAGAAAAGTATATTTTGATCCTAATTTAGATAGACCTTGTTCACTTTTTGTACCAGCAGAAGATGTAGTAGTAAATTATGGTGCAAGCGATTTAGAAACTTGTGAACGTGCTACTCATGTAATGAAGAAATCTTCTAACGATGTACGAAAAATGCAAGTTAGTGGCTTCTATCGTGATATTGATTTGCCTGATGCATCACCTAATTCAAGTGATGTAGTTAAAAAATACGATGAAATGACAGGTGAAACAGATACTTATAACCTAGATAATCGTCATATTTTGCTAGAAATGCAGGTAAACCTAGACTTAGAAGGGTTTGAAGATACTGATGAGTCAGGCGAGCCAACAGGAATAGCGTTACCTTATGTAGTTACTTTAGATTATCCAAGTGGCATTGTATTAAGTATACGCAGAAACTATTACGAAGATGATGTTAAAAAATTAAGACGTATGCACTTTGTTCACTACCAGTATTTGCCGGGATTAGGCTTTTATGGTTTTGGCTTAGTACACATGATAGGTGGACTAGCTAAGTCTGCTACAAGTTTATTAAGACAACTAGTTGATGCTGGAACTTTATCTAATCTTCCGGGTGGATTAAAAGCCAGAGGGCTTAGAATTAAAGGCGATGACACTCCTATAATGCCCGGAGAGTTCCGTGATGTAGATATTCCGGGCGGTGCAATTAGAGACAACATTACATTCTTACCTTATAAAGAACCTTCAGCTACTTTATATTCTTTATTACAAAACATCGTAGAAGAAGGCAGACGTTTTGCAAGTGTATCGGATATGAAGATATCTGATATGAATGGTCAAGCACCAGTTGGTACAACACTAGCATTGCTTGAAAGAAACATGAAAGTTATGAGTGCAGTACAAGCACGACTACATGCTTCTATGCGAAAAGAATTTAATATACTGGTTAATATTGTTAAAGACTTTACTGACCCATCTTATCCATACGAAACAGATGAAGAAGAATTTATTAAAGCAGAAGATTTTGATAACAGAATAGATGTATTACCTGTCTCTGATCCTAATGCTGCAACAATGGCACAACGTATTATGCAATATCAAGCTGCTATGCAACTAGCACAGTCAGCACCTCAGATGTATAACTTACCTGAATTGCACAGACAGATGCTAGAAGTGTTAGGCATTAGAAATGTAGAAGATATTGTGCCAACTGATGATGATATTAAACCAGTTGATCCTGTTACTGCAGTACAAAATATAATTAATGGTAAAGCTGTTAAAGCATTCATTACTCAAGATCATCAAGCACACATACAAACAGTAACATCAGCACAACAAAATCCTGAAATTATGCAGTTAGTTCAAGCATCTCCAACTGCTCCAGCAATACAAGCAGCAGCTTCTGCTTATATTAATGAGCATTTAACTATGAAATATAGAAAAGAAGTTGAAAGAGAAATGGGTATTGAACTACCACCAGCAGGAGAACCTATACCTGCTGATATTGAAAAACGTATTTCTGAGTTAGTTTCTGAAGCAGCTAGAAGAGTAACAGCAACATCACAAGCGCAAGCAGAACAACAACGTATACAAGAACAACAGAAAGACCCATTAATTCAAATGAAAGAAAGAGAGGTTGCTATTAAAGAAGCTGAAGTCCAAAGAAGAACTCAAGAAGGACAGGCTCAAATAATGCTTGATGCAACTAAAGCTAAAGCAAATAAAGACTTAGAAGAAAAACGAATTGAATCACAAGAAGAAATAGCTGGAATGAATGTAGGACAGCGTATTGCAAGCGATCTGCTATCAAGTCAACAAGAAGATAAAAAAGCAGAACGAGAAGAGTATATAAAAGGTCTTGACATTGGAATTGATATAGCTAAAGATATCAATAATAATGAAAAATGATATCACAGAGCTATCACTCTCAGGTTTTTTAAAGAAAAGACTAAGAGATGCAATGAACCAACATGCTGATCATATAGCAACTGGTGCATGTAAAGATTACAGCGATTATCAAAAAATGGCTGGCGTTATCGAGGGATTAGCCCTTGCAGAAAGAGAAGTGTTAGATTGGACTGAAAAACATTTAAAATAAGGACTCGACCCTTAGTCGTGCAAAAATATGGCAAAAGTAAAACAAATACCTAAAGAAAAACCACCTATAGAGCTAGATACTAAAAGTCAATTACCTGAACCGAAAGGTTGGAAGTTGTTAATTGCAATGCCACAGGCTAAAGAAAAAACTGATGGCGGTATTATTAAAGCAGCACAAACAAGAGATATTGAAGAAACTTCAAATATTTGTGGTTATGTATTAAAAATAGGTCCTGATGCTTATAGAGATTCTAAAAGATTTCCAAGTGGAGCTTGGTGCAAGAAAGGAGATTGGGTATTATTCCGAGCTTATTCTGGCACTCGTATAAGAATGTACGATCAAGAGTTTCGCTTAATTAATGACGATACTGTGGAAGCAGTCGTTGATGATCCTACAGGAGTAGTTAGAGCATGAGTGAAGTAGAAGAACAAGAATTTGATTTACAGTCTCAAGAAAATAAATTTTTTGGGGTAAAAACAGAAATCAACACATCTAATCCTGAATTAGAAATTGAAGTTGTTGATGATAGACCTGAAGAAGATCGTAAAGCAAAAAAAGAAACAACAGATGAAGTTCCTGTTAATGATGAAACTTTAGATCAAGAGATTTCAGATTACAGTAAACGTGCTGGTGAACGTATAAATAAAATTAAATACGAATACCATGAAGAACGTAGAGCTAAAGAAGCAGCATTAAGAGAAAACCAAGAAGCAGTTCATCGTTTAAAATCAATGATGACACAAAATGAAAAGCTTCAAGCAATGGTTAATCAAGGCGGTGAAGCTCTTAATAAACAAGCACTTAATAATGCTCAATGGGCAAGACATAATGCTCAATCAGAATTTAAAAAAGCTTACGATGAAGGTGATGCAGACAAAATGGCTGAAGCTCAAGCAATGCTTGCAAAAGCGGCTCTTGCAGAACAACAGTCATCTGGATATGCAGCATCATTACAACAGAATGTAACTCAAAATTTACCTAAAGAAGAACCAATACCTGAACAGATTCCTCGTACTATGGATGCTGATATGCAGGAATGGTCTGGTAAAAATACATGGTTTATGGGTACTGACTCAGCACATAGAGAAATGACTTCATATGCTATGACTATAGATCAAAGATTAAAAAATAAAGGTATTGATCCTGCAACAAGATCAAAAGATTATTACAATGCAGTTGATCAAGCCATGCAGAAAGAATATCCACAATTTTTCGGTGTAGCTTCTAGTGAAGAAATAGTTCAAATAGAAGAAACACCTAAACGACAACCAGCAAATGTTGTTGCACCCGCTTCGAGGAATAGTGGGAAAAAACCTCGCTCAATACGTCTGACTCAGAGTCAAGTAGCTATCGCTAAAAAACTTGGAATAACTCCAGAGTCATATGCAAATCAACTCATCCGGGAGAGTTAAAATGTCAGAAGATAATTATATTAATCAAACAAACAATAACGATAAAGTAATAGAAACTTCTGATAAAAATCCTGCAAATCAAGAGCGTAACCCTAGAGGTGTTGATAGCCGAGAAGCTACACAAAGAATACAAAGTTGGGATAATCCATCAAATTTACCAAGCCCTACTGAAGAAGCTGGATGGGTTTTTAGGTATATTAGAACAAGCTTGTTAGGTAATACTGACAATCCTAATGTATCCAAAAAATTCAGAGAAGGTTGGCTTCCTTGTAGGTTAGAAGATCATCCAGAATTACAAATCCATATGATGGATCACAATTCTGAATGGGCTAAAAAAGGTAATGTAGAAATTGGTGGACAATTATTATGTAAGATGCCAAAAGATCAAGCGAAAGCTAGAGATGAGCATTTCCAAAACATTGCTCATACACAAATGGAATCTGTAGACAACGCATACTTTAAAGATCAAGATTCTAGAATGCCGACCAAACAAGTGTTTGAACGCAAAACTAGAACAACATTTGGAAGTGATTCTTAGAGTCACTTATTTTTATTTAAAATCTCAGGAGAGATAATTATGTCAGCAACAGCAACTCCTCACGGAGCTTTACCTGTTGGATCATTAGTATCTAGCCCATTCAACTCCAAAATTACACACTATAAAATTAAAAATGCTTATGGCACTTCTATATTTTTCGGTGACTTTGTAAAATGGGGTGATGACAACCCTAATACTACTATCCAAAAAGATACTGGTACTACGGCTTGTACACCTATAGGAATATTTATGGGTTGTGCTTATACTGATCCAACTACAGGACAATTTACACCAAGCCAATATTATCCTGCTTCAATAGCAGCAGATGATATTGTAGCTTATGTAGCGTCAGACCCTTTCGTTATTATGCAAATGCAATGCGATGGTGCAGCAGACCAAGATGATCTTGGTAAAAACTGTGCAGTAGCATTAACGGCAGGATCAACGGCAATAGGTCGCAGTAAGAATGTCGTAGACATTTCTACTGTAGCAACTACTAACACACTACCTTTAAAGATTATTGATTTTGTCGATGGTCCTGATAGTGCAGTTGGTGATGCTTTTACAGACGTATTGGTTATGTTTAACGTAGGTCATCAGTTGTTAAATACAACTGGTATAGGATAAGGGGTATTAGCATATGGCTATTTCAAGAGCGCAAGAGCTACATCAACTCCTTCCGGGCTTAAACGCCTTATTTGGAGACGAGTACGCTCGTTATGACAATCAACACGAAGAAATCTATACAACAGAGAACTCTGAAAGATCGTTTGAAGAAGAACTCAAGTTGTCAGGATTTGGTGCAGCACCAGTTAAAGATGAAGGCGCAGCTATCAATTATGATACTGCTCAAGAATCTTTTGTGGCACGTTACACCCACGAAACAATTGCGATGGGATATGCGATTACAGAAGAGGCTATGGAAGATAATTTATATGTCTCACTTTCTGCTCGCTATACTAAAGCTTTGGCTCGTGCAATGAGCTACACAAAGCAAGTTAAGTCAGTTTTTCCACTTAACAATGGTTTTACCAACAGTTTTCAAGGCGGAGATGGTGTGAATTTATTTACAGCATCTGGCGATGGAGTTACTGGTGGTGATGGACATCCATTGGTTAATGGTGGTAAAAACAGCAATAGACCAGCGACTGCTGCTGACTTGAATGAAACATCTCTAGAAGATGCGGTTATTCAAATTGGTAAGTGGACTGATGAAAGAGGTCTAAAGAT